GGCCTTGCTGCCATGCCATAATGTGATGCAAGTATTGTCCAAGGTCTGACTACATGATCAATAAAAGAAGTATTTGTGTCACGAAATTCAATAGTTAATGTAGGTGGGTCCACCTGCCTGCCATTAGCTATGATACCGGGTAGAAATCCTCTATTGTTAGGGACTGATGCTGAATCAATAGTATATTGTTCTGCAGGTATAGATATGGAATGCGCAAATAAACACCCAATAATTTTTTGCAGAGGAAAACTTTTTAATATGGAAACAGTCTGAGATATGTCCCACCCTTTCTTACTACCATCTATTCTTTCTAAACCTTGGATGAAATTAGTTTTTAATGCATCAGGAAATCTATCAATAACAATAATCCATTGTGTAGACATAGGAATTGCGGTGAACCACGATTCCATTTGTGTGAGAAAATAATCTCTTGGGCTTATTAAAGGTACAGCGGGTATGTTGAACCCAAATAATTCAGTTATTTGTGGAGCAAAAGTAGGATTAGTGCCAGCTCCTATGTCGCTGAAATTTCGTTGTAATCCTTCAAGTGCTGAAGTGAATGGATTGTCGAATGATGGCACTTAATTATTTAATTAACTTAGTTTTCTCCAGTAGTGAAAAGAAATTGTTGCAACAAATTCTATTGTGTTGCCTGTTCCCTCAGAAATGTTATACTGTAGAGGTCCAACACTTCTAACAGAAACACCAACCAATTGATATTGAGCAGATTTATTCATCTGATTATCAAGCTGTACTAAGTCAATAATAGCAGTCTGCTTTGGTGCAAAATAATTTCCTGTAGATGTTGAATCGCTAAAAATATCTTGAGACCACTGTTCAAATTTTTGACGTATTTTTGACTGTGCATCAGCATAGAATGTTAATGTATATGCATCAGAACCTGGATATGTGGCATTACCAGGAATATTAAAGTTTAACCCCATGTAAGGAACAGCAACGTTACTAATAGCTCTTTCTGGCAGAGAAGCTGTCTTTACATATACTAGATCATCTTGGTCAAAAGTTACATTTGAGGCGCCGCCAGTATTAATTGATAATACACGAAAGTTATAATCACGAGCAAACTCTCTATTTTGCGCGACTCTATAAAAGTCTTGGATAAGTTGATTTACATCTGCCATATAATTATTTATTGCCTTTCTTCATATTAAGATACTATCTCCTGGAAGCTTACTCCTGTGCGTGTTGCATAGAAGTTTGCAAGGATAAATTCTGCAGCTCTTGTGGGCTTGAGGTATATATCAACAACAAGTGTATTATCATCAATAACACTAGCAGTGTTGTTTCTTTCATCACAAATTATTAGATAATCATAAACACCATTTGTATTTTTAGCATTATCAAGTATAGGTGTGAGTGTATTTATAACTTGTGTTCTTGTGAAGAGACTGTTGGGTTCAAAGACAAAGTATTTGAGTGAATTCTTTGTAGCAGTCTCTAGGTTAATAAACAGTCTGCGTACATTAATTCTATCAAATGCACTTGGTTTCTTTTGCAGTGTTTTTTGACCATATACAACAAAGCCTTCACCAGGGAAAAACGCAACAGGGTTGAGATTAATTTTATACAACTGATCTCTTTGCTTTTGCTTAGGGAATATACCAAGATCTGTAACACCTGTTACTACACCGCGTGTGAATCCTGCAGGTGAATACCAGGGTTGAAAATTACTATCAGTATTGCCCATTAGTGAGGCTGCAAATCCTGAGAAAGGTACCCATACTTCTTGTGCAGAGGCTATATCTGCTACTTTAACTACATTAGCATAAGCACATGCATAACTTGTATTAATAGCAGCAAATTGATTTCTTAGTGGCCAATATATATTATTTGAGAAAGTATTGCCACTATTGTCAAGTGTCTTAACATTATTGCCTTCAACAAAAATATTTGTAAGAGCATCTGCAATAAAAATTAGATCTTTACGTTTTGTGTCAGCAAAATTTATGTATTCTTGTGCAACAGCATTGTAGTGTGATATAATATCAGAACTAACACCTACACTCTGTGCAGTAAGACCTTGCTGTACAGCATTGTAACCTATTGTATCATCAAAATAACCATTGGTTGCAGGGTTAAAGGAATTGACATAAATAGTACCTAAACCAGCTTCAACTGTAATATTAAATGGATAAATATCAGAATTTTCAACTTTATCAAAAAGTGATTGTAATTTAACAGGTACATTTCCAATTTTCTTTGTTTCAATGTCTTGTGGGGTAAAATCACCAAGAGCTACTAATGCATCTGTTGAACCAAGAAGACTATTAAAAGTTTGTACAGCAACTTTAGGAGCACCAACACGAGCTGCATAATCCTCATCATTTTCACCTGCAAGAGGTGTTGAGAGGTGTGTGCCAAGGAAGCGAACTCTCTTTGTTGGTACACCTTGAGGATCAAGCCAAGTAGAACCAAGTTTGTTAGAAATAAACGGATTAATTAGAGTTGTGATTTGTGTAGAATTATTATCAAGAGTTTCAAGGAAGAAGCTATTAGCAGGGCCACCGTTAGAACTATTAATCTGACGGTATCTATCAAATGAACCAACAAAGCTTTCTTCAAGAACATAATCCAAAGAAATTGTATCAACTGAGAAGACTGATTGTCTTAGTTTAAAGACACCAAGAACTACAGTGTCATCAAATTGATGAGTAAAGATATCAAATGTGGGTATATTTTCTATAGTTTCAGATACACTTGCACCTGTTCCTGCAACAGCTGCAGAAAGAGGAAATGCTAGGCGTGCATCAGGAAGAGTAAGATAACTGTTACCTGAAATGGTCATTGCTGTTGTATTAACAGAAAGTATTCTGTTAACATCATCAAAAGGAGTTGATGGGTTAAGATTTGTGTTGTCAATAATTCCTACATAATATCCCTCGTAGCGGCTATTAATTGAAGATTGTGACTTGTTTAATATAATTAACCCGGCATTCTTTAAAGAATTAACTGAATTAAAGGAGCTAGTAATACCACCATTATTACCACTTACATTTGCATTCCATGTGAATGCATCTCCGCGCAGAATGCCTTGATATTCATCTTTTGAAAGTTTTATGTGTGTGGGAGTACCAAAAAGATATGTTGCGCTTGCACCGTCAAGTACAGTGTTATTCTTAACAGGCACATAATCAGGTGAACTGGCAGCACTAGTACCAGGGTAATAAGCAACAACAGGATAAGCTAATGCTGTATACTCGTCAGTATTTGTAATGCCTGCGCCTTCACCATAAGGAAGGCGGTATACAACTACATCTGAAGGGCTCTGAAGAACGGCTTTTGCTGTATGATAAAAATACCTCTCTGCAGCATTTGTAGGTCCACCGTAAATTTGTTCAAATTCTGTTATACTTCCAATTGAGATGGTTTCAGCAATTGGACCTTTTGAAGCAAATCCAGGAATCAATACTGAAGTACTGCCTGTGGGTGCTGCTCTTAATGATACATCTACTTCTTGAATTTGAACGCCGGGGCTTTGAATTGTGCGTGCCATATAAAGTATTTATTTAGCCCGTGACAAGTTTTTTAAAAAAAATAAAGATAGTTTTAAAAAAAATTAAAGATTGTCAACGTTTTCTACCAACTTAACAATAAATTGTGAATAAGCAAATGTAAAATTACTTTCTATTTCATCTGATGTGCGGTAATTAAGATTCATGCCTCCAAGACTTGTAGGAAAAGCTTTTTTAAATAAAAATTCTACCACTTTTTTATCATATTCATCAAGCAAGAAGATGGATATATCTGTTGCATATTCTGATATTGTACTAATATCTGGTTTAACATTTCTTAGTTCTGCTGGGCGGTTAGTAAGATTTTTATAATCATAAATTCCTGTTTCAGCGTCATTGAGAAGATTTAACCAAGAATATATTACCCAATAATTGTTCATTCTATTGTCAACAGTAAAATTAACTGTCACAGGTTCCCATAAAGGCCTATGAAAGCTAGATTGTGCATATGTCTGCCCACCATATATTATGTCAACTTGTGGAATTACAATTTCTGGTATTGTAGCGCCAAAGACAGAGAACTGCATTGTGGGTAAGTTAATATTATCTTCTGTTCTAACAAACTTTGAATTAATTTGCTTTAAGGAATCGGGTAAATTAAGAACAAGTAAAAACCTGTCTTTACGTAATTTATTAAATGGACTTTGATTATATTTTTCTAGATTAGCCATTTAAGAATTTCCATCCTTGTTGCTCAAGATCCTGTACTTCATTATCTCGTTCTTCATTATTACCCTGAATGATAACAGGAGACGGGGTGAAGCTGGTTTTGTCTTTTTCATTGTTATACATACTATTAGGGTTAATAAAATATTTAATACCGTAGTCTAAAGATTTTATTTTAAGTGGTTTTTTATTTTCATCAAATTCAGCAACTTCAAAATATTTTTCTGCAAGCTCGTTTTCAAGTACAATAAATGCCCATACAAGAGACATAACTCTATCATCCCAGCTATCCACCCCGGGGCGAGCACCCCATGTGCCGTTAGGATATCTGATAAAGTTTTTTAATTCTATTAATGTATTAATATCGCGTATTTTAACAACCTGTAGCTCGTTAAGCCAATATCTCATATTAGTAACACCTTTATATTTGGTGTTTGTATGTGCCTGTACACCTATTTTGTTGCCAGCTGCTTTTGTACCGTAGCTTACTATATTGTCGTAATGTAAAGTGTTTTTAAGCTGATCAACAACTTGTGCGCCACAATTATTTCTCTCAATGCATGCTAATGGAGAGCCCCAATGTTGTAATATTTCGTGTAACTTAGCTGTAAAATTGTATGGTGAAATATTTCTATCATGATATATTGCCACTTGTTCAATATTTCTCAAATTAGTAATATCAAATATTTGTATAACACTTGCAGCTGATCCGATACCTTCACTTATATCAACACCTG